ATCCAAAGGGTGACCGAGGTTACAAGCGTAACCGATACTACAAGTATCTTCCAGCAGTAATTTTAAGTGCGCTACTCCCATCACAATCCTTGGCAGAAACTGTTGGTGGGGTCAGTGCTACCGCTTCTCCTATTGCTAATAGTTCTGGTAGCGTCACAAACCAGGCAATCCAAGTTTTACAGGGACCATACATTACGAATACTTATGGGAATGGAATCCAGTGTCAAGGTCCAACCTTAAACTTCACACCTTATGTAACTGGAACAGCATCAGTAACAAGACCATATGAAGCATACTATGACTCTCCTGTCTACGATATGAGAGATCTTACAGGTGCATTAGATGATGATGGAAATGATATTGCGGACGGAGCACCAGACAATCCTGGCTCCATTTTATATCGAGTTCCTACAAGAACTGGACAGAAGGATAACTATAGCATTGGTGTAGGTTTCTCTGCCACATGGTCTAGACCATTGGACAAGAAACTGCAAGAACAATGTAAGGCAGCTGCACAAGCAAATATTGATTTTATGAGGCAAAATACTGCCAATAAAAGGTTGGATTTTGAGATCGCGAGACTCAAAAATTGTGGAGAATTAATGAAAAAGGGAATTCAATTTCATCCCAAGAGTCCTTATTATTCTGTGTGTGCTGACGTGATTGTAAACAATCCTCCTGGACATACACACCCTCACGTCCATGCTATTCCCGGCCCTTCAACGTCCGAATCGCCTTATTCCTCTGACGCTGCTGACCTTGGCGCTCCCTTAAGGACTCAACCTTTACGGTCTTCCCCCTGATAGCAGCAATCTTTTTAATAACTTTCTTAACCGTTGGTTTGACTACTTTTAAAAGTAGATCTGCCAGCGGTTTTGCTAACAGTGCTGATGTTGTAGCGACCACAGCAATACTAGCAGTAGTAGTTACCACTCCAGGATTAGGAATATTTTGTATAATTTGATCAGGAATGCTCAGGTTGTCTGTAACCATCAAACATTCTTTACCGATCTGTTCGTAACCAGTAATCTTTTTATTACCCTCTAGGATTTTTCCTATGGGGTTTTTTAATTCCTGTTCTCTCGTAGGACACTTAGGAATTTTTGGTACTTCTGTTTTGGGTGTCTCTACCTCTGGTTTCTCAGGAGGTCTCACTACAGGAACTGGTTGCTCATAATCAAATTCTAACTTATCTTTATTATAATCTAAAGGATTGAATGATGGCACGCCAGCATCACAATAAGTTTTTACTCCTTTAGGATCATCCTCTGAAAGAATACCACTTCTTTCTCTACTAGTATTTTGTTCGTGTGCTTCTACACACCCAGGAATATTAACAACAGGCACGCCGATGTCCACCGTTACTGGTGGAGCAGCAGGAACTGATGGTGGTGTATAACGATATGTAGTAATGGCGTCAATCTTAATATCTTTAATGTCAATATTGACGCCAGTAATTTCAGGAATATCCATTAGCAATCATCACTAATAGCACTATTTACAATAGATCCTGCTTCGGATCCAATGTTCTGTCCCAAGAGTAATGCCCATCCTCCTGCTAACCATCCAATATAAGGAATGCTAGCAACAGCAGGCACAGCAACACCAGCAGCAATACTAGTTCCTGCCATCGCACCTTGTGACCGTGCTCCAGCGTCCGCTGCGATACACTCGGCGCTCATTGCATTTTGCTTTCCCTCTTCACCTGTTGCACCTCCCATGTTCCTCACACCTTCCATAGTATATTGATCACGGCGGTACTCAGTTCGCTGCTCAGATCCTCCGCCAAACATTCCTCTCTTTTCTTTATCAAGATCAAGAGATCTTTCGGACTCTAATACTTTAGGATCATTAGCACGATATTCAATAATATAACCCTCCTTACCTGCCTTAATTTTATAAGACGAGTAAGGACCACGGGGAATATTGATAGCAGGAACTGACGGTGGTTCTGCCTTCCTGTCAATTAGATAACCCAGGAGACCCAGGTGTGAAACAGCAAACAAAGCACCAGCAGTGCTGATCATTATCTTCCATCCAGATGGTTTCTTAGTACCATACTTTTGTGCCAGTTCCTCAGGATTTGTCATGGTAACCTCATGCCAGGTCCCATTGGTCCAGTTGTTACATCGGGAAGAACAACATCAGAAATAGCATCTGAAATAAGTTCTGCTAACCTTTCGCGTGCTTGTTCTTGATATGCTTCTCTGTTCATATAACCATGAACACCAGACCCAATCAATGCAAGAGAGGTCAATCCAGATAATAGTGCAACAACATTAATTAGTTTTTGAATCATTTCTTCGGCTCCACAGCAGAAACAACAGGGGGTTCCTCGTTCTTCTTCTTAGCACCATTGCCGCCACCTGCTTTAGCAGGAGACAGTCCGAACGCAGCTAACGATCCACTGAAGACCGAGGCGATGAAGGTAGGATCAAAATCTAAAATCTTTTGACCGTTTGGAAGTCTAACGTAGGAAAATGTCAGGAGAGAGGCAGACCATATAAGTACAACAACTTTCACTAAATTACCAAGAACTTCACTCTTATCATCATCGTCTTCCTTCTCTACCTTAGGCTTAGTATCAGCCATATGTAGAATGCAAGGCTCTTCTATTTAGCGATATAGTTATTCTCCTCCAACCACTCGCGTGTCAATGGTGTTGGATCATAGATCTCCCACATCTTACCAGTAGCACATGCTTCCAATGCTTGAGCAGTCATGCCCTCAGTGCGTCCTGCCCACCCTGCTTCTGCTTCCCAAGGCACAGCATTCTTAGGATATGTACGCTCTGCCATAGTGCGCCAGATCTTAGGGACAGACTCTTCAGGTTTGATGATAGCGATCATACTATTCTTGATAGTACCTGCCATACAATCCTGAGCAGCGTGCCATCCTTCATGTCTAGTGACACTCATGAGTGTAGATTGACGATGCATGAATGCATCATTCAAAAAGAAGTTATTACCTACAGTATGATACACGCCACGATGTCCTGGCGGAAAATACTTAGTGTCTGCTAGAAATACCCCAACTCCGATCTTATTAAAGGCGCGGATGATGTCATTAAACTCACGATCAACAGCACTATAATCGCTGTCGGGATAATGATTGATAATATCTTGAATACTTGTGACTCGTTTAACACCGTTTGTACACTCCCTTAGTAACATGCATCCCATAGCATCCATAGTATGATAACCCTTCGTTGGTTCTGCCTGAACTACAGTGCCATGTGCCATACCTAACAGAGCGCCTGAGATAATTGCTGCCCAAAGATCATTCTTCATGTTTACCTTCAAATAATTGTATAAAATATTCAGCGTCAACTACCACCAGAGGTTTCTTACCATTCTTTTTGATAACAACTATAGGTTCATAATTGCCGCAATTAGCCGCAGACTGTTCGTATGCTTCCCAAATATTTAGTTTCTCTACATTCTTGCATTCTATGCTATGTGGAAACTTTTGACGTGCTGCTCGCGCCATAATTAAATCTTCTCCACCAGCACCCATGCTACGAGACTCAATGTCCTCAGGATGAATGTCCAGTGCTTCAATAAGTTTGTCTCTTACCCACTGCTGCAACCGTCTGCCTTTCGCTTTCGCAGACTGTGCCTTCATAAAAAATACCCCCATCATATGATGGAGGTATTTAGACTACATCAGCGGGTCATCCCACGGGTCAGGTATTTGAATCTCATTGCTTGGAGAAACCATGCGTCCGTCAGACACTTCGGACCCTCCATAATAATCTTCGCCTGTTTGGCGTTCACGCTCGGATCCGAGAGTGCTCTTTTTTTCCACTCGGGCAATTCTGTCATAGTTTAAAACCAACGAAAGTATCCTTTTTAACATCCTGTTTAATTCCTCCGACGACATAAGACTCAACCTCAGTTTCTTGTGGTGCTACTTGTAGACCTTTAGATGAGATCCAGTGCTCAGTCCAAGGCAGAGGATTGTTTCGCGCTGGTACATCATAGATGGGTTTCAAACCAATTGACTTCATGCGACGATTGGCAACCCACTCAACGTACTGAGTTAGAAGTTTAGCATTCAGTCCGATCATAGAACCTTCTTTGAACAGATAGTCTGCCCAAACACGTTCTTCATTTACCGCTGTTTCAAATGCTTGGTAACACCATTCTTGTTCTTCTTCAGCGATCCGAGCCATGTCTGGATCATCTCCCTGCTTCCATTTGTTGATAATGTTTTGTGTAAGAACAAGATGTTGGTTTTCATCTCGGGCGATGAGAGAGATGATTTTAGCGGATCCTTCCATAAGCTTAAGCTCTCCAAAAGCAAATGAACATGCGAACGAGACATAGAATCGGATTCCTTCCAGGATGTTGACATTCATTACAGCGCGATACAACTTACGCTTGAGTTCGTAGAGATCATCCTCTGCGAGAGGAACACCTTCAAGATTGTGTTCCCACATGTTACTACTACCAAAGTTTTGTGCATGATTGATGAAGTCATCATACGCTTTAGTAACTGTCTCAGCGCGTGATAAAATCATATCATCTTCCAAGATAGTGTCAAGCACTTCTGCTGGATCGCTGTAGACATTCTTAATGATGTGGGTGTAAGAGCGACTATGAATCATCTCCATAAAACCCCACACTTCCATACATGCTTCTAATTCAGGTAGGCTACAGTAAGGAATAAAAGCCATCCCAGGAGCACGCCCTTGAACGGAGTCAAGCATAATCTGGTACTTGAGATTAGAGGTAAAGATATGCTTTTGTTCTGGACGAAGTGTGTGATAATCTGCACGGTCTTTCTGTAGTGATACTTCTTCAGGTCTCCAGAAGTATCCCAGTTGTGTCTGAGTAAGTTTATCAAACACGGGATACTTATAGGAATCATAACGTTGGATGCCCAAAGGGGCACCGAAGAACATTGGTTGCTTAGTGGTATTAACCTTATCCTTGTTAAATACCGTCATTCCTTTAACTGTTGACATGTCGTTACCTACCTTAAAGTTTACACGATTCACAATCTTCCTCCTGGGCATTCTCTAGTTGATTAATTAGATTCTCTAAATTTTCTTTTACGTCCTCCTTATACTCGTCGGTCTTAATATCATATGTGTTTTGATAATAAGAAGTCTTCCAACCGTACTTGTAGGTAGTGAGGAAGTCTTGTGCCATCACTGATACTGGTACTTCATTGTCAGGATAGTTCTCTGGATTGTATGACCAGTTTCCAGAGATTGCTTGGTCGAAGAACTTCTGCATGATTGCAACAATGTTAATATACCCAGTGTTGCTAGGCATATCCCACAGAAGAGTATAGTTGTTTTTAAGACTCTGGTACTGTGGAACGATCTGCTTAAGGACTCCTTTTTTGCTTTTCTTAATGGACAGAAAGGATCTAGGTGGCTCAATTCCATTTGTTGCGTTAGACACAACGGAACTGCTCTCCGATGGCATCTGAGCGGACAGTGTTGAGTGCCTAAGACCGTGGGTGGTGATAGATACTCTAAGAGATTCCCAATCATAAGTTAGTTCGTTAGGTACAATATCGTCAACATCCTTCTTGTATGTGTCAATGGGAAGGACACCATCACTGTACTTGGTGCGATTAAAGTATTCACATGCTCCTTTCTCCTTAGCAACTTCATTAGAAGACTTCAGGAGATAGTATTGGAATGCTTCAGTCAGTTCATGTACTGCAATCCAAGCACCTGGATCATCATAGTGCTCGCCCTTACGAGCAAGATAATGTGCCAGACCAATAAATCCAATACCAAGTGATCTTCGTGCCTTTGTAGAGCGTTCTGCAGCGACTACAGGGTATTCCTGATAGTCAATCAGTTCTTCCAGAGCACGAACAGAAAGATCACAGAGTTCTTCCATCTCAGAAAGTTTATGGATCTTACCTACATTGATAGCAGACAGGATACACAAAGCAATCTCACCCTCAGGATCGTCAATATGATTCAGAGGTTTAGTAGGAAGTGTAATCTCCTGACAGAGGTTACTCATCCAGACCTTATCTTTGAAGGAAGAATGCTCATTGCAGTGGTCAATGTTCATGATATAGAGACGACCAGTCTCTGCACGTTCCTTCAGAAGATCTAGAATAAGTTCTTGAGCTTTGACAGTCTTCCTCGGAATGTTTCCATTAGATTCATAACGTTGATAGAGATCATCAAATCCGTCAGTACCAAAAGCATCAGAAAGACCTGGAACATCGTGAGGCGAGAAGAGTGAGATCTCTTCGTCTCTGATGAATCTTTCGTAGAAGAGTTTGGAGATTTGGATGGAGTAGTCAAGTTTCCTTACACGATTATCTTCGGTTCCTTTATTGTTCTTAAGAACAATAATATCTTCTATTTCTTGGTGCCAGATTGGGAAGTGGACAGTTGCTGATCCACCTCTAATGCCATTTTGAGTGCAGCATCTGACAGTGCTTTCAAACTTTTTGAGGAACGGTACAACACCTGTGTGTGCAACTTCTCCGCCTCTGATCTTACTGTTGATGCCACGGATTCGACCTGCGTTGATGCCGATTCCTGCGCGTTGAGCAACATACTTACCAATAGCCATGTCACTGCTAAAGATGCTATTGAGGGAGTCATCACTATCAATAAGAACACAGCTCGCAAATTGTCGCAGTGGAGTTCGCACTCCTGCCAGGATAGGTGTGGGAACGTTGATCCTGTGCTTGCTGATTGCGTTGTAGTATTTTCA